GGTGTAGAGACCGTGCTATTTACTTGGCATTGATGGAGTCCATCAAAATTGCCGATGGTGATGATGAAAAGAAAAACAGGGATGCAATCCCAAGTATCCTCTCGGATGCACTCGCAGTCTCGTTCGACAACAATGTCGGACACGACTACTTCAGAGACGTTGAGAGTAGGTATGAGTACTACCACAAGCGTGAGGACCTTGTTCCTTTCGACTTGGAATACTTCAACAAAATCACAAAGGGTGGACTTCCTAATAAAACTCTCAACATTGCTCTTGCAGGTACTGGTGTTGGTAAGTCTTTGTTTATGTGCCATGTTGCCAGTTCTTGTTTACTCCAGGGCAAAAATGTTCTTTACATTACGATGGAGATGGCTGAGGAGAGGATTGCAGAACGTATTGACGCAAATCTTCTGAATGTCAATATTAAGGATATCCAAACATTACCCAAGGTTATGTTTGAAAGCAAAGTAAATAATGTCAGTAAGAAAAGTCAAGGGACTTTGATTATTAAAGAATATCCAACTGCATCTGCACATAGTGGACACTTTAGAGCACTTCTTAATGAACTTGCACTTAAGAAGTCTTTTAGACCTGATATTATATTTGTGGATTATCTCAATATTTGTGCCTCGTCACGTTACAAGGGATCTGCCAATATTAATTCCTATACTCTTGTTAAGTCGATTGCAGAGGAACTTAGAGGATTGGCTGTCGAAGCCTCGGTCCCTATCGTATCTGCCACCCAGACCACTCGTTCTGGTTATGGTAGCTCTGATGTTGACCTTACTGATACTAGTGAATCCTTTGGTCTCCCTGCTACTGCTGATCTTATGTTTGCCCTTATTAGCACGGAAGAACTGGAACAGTTGGGACAGATTATGGTGAAGCAGTTGAAGAACAGATACAATGACCCAACAATGAATAAACGGTTTGTTGTTGGTATTGATAGGGCAAAGATGCGTCTATATGATGTTGAACAAAGTGCTCAATCGGATATACTTGACTCGGGGCAAGAAGAGGAGTATGATCCTGAAGAAAAGTCAATGAAAGACAAATTTGGGGGATTTAAGTTTTGAATAAGTACATACCACAAGATTGGTACTCGGTTATCTGGAGAGATACTGGGAAAAAATATTGTGATTGTGGATGGGAAAGTGATGCACAACGAATTGTTGCAGCACGTCCACATCTTCTAACTTATGTCAAAAGTTCAAATCACCTGATGGGTCAAGTTATTGATGTGGAAGTTCCCAAAGAACTACCAACTAGTAATATTGTTATGGCTGATGGTTACAGTACTAGTGAAGATACTGTAGAATATGAGCATATCAATGATGACCCACATGATGGATGGTGGTTGAAACCTGAACATCAGGATTATCAAAAGAGTTTACCCGAGTCTGAACTAGAACCATTTATCCCTGATTTTCACGATTGATGAACAAACTACAACTTCAAGTCGAAGCAAACTCACCATTTAATGATGGTTGGACTAGAGAATTTTATCAACAACAATTAGACAATATGGAAAAAAAAGTTGACACAAAAAAATATGTTGAATTTGTCAATGCAGTTACGTCGCAACCGTCGAAGGACAACGAAGCATTCATCTATCGTCTACAGGAACTCGAAGGTCAAGGTTTTCGTTCCGAGCGACTGCTTACTGCTTCTGTAGGAATGTGTGCTGAGGCAGGTGAGTTTACTGAGGTGGTCAAGAAGATTATCTTCCAAGGCAAACCTGTCAATGAAGAAAACCTGTTCCACCTGAAACGTGAACTTGGTGATATCATGTGGTATGTTGCTCAAGCATGTATGGGTCTTGGTACTTCTCTCGATGAAATCATGGAGATGAATGTTGACAAACTGGTTGCACGTTATCCTGGTGGTGAGTTCGATGTCCACTATTCTGAAAACCGTAAAGAAGGAGACCTATGAATATTGAATTAGAAGTACACGAAGCAGCAGCAGTAATGGAACTTCTGCTAAGAGAGCAGAAACAATATAGTTTCTCTCATGCTCCACAAAGAATTGAATATGTTAGAAGTGCAATTACTAAAATTGATAATGCACTCACTGATGATGCACTGAAAGATAAGGACGATGTAGTTCTAGTATCTCAGGAAGTAGAAGCATAGTTTTTTTGACTCTCTAAATAATTAGAGAGTCTTTTTATTATCAAGGGATGGCAGGAACCCGATCTGCACAAGAAAGAAATTTCGTAAAACAGTGCCAAACAAGAATAGGTGTAATGAATCCAAAACCAGTATGGATTCAATTTAATAACACCCTTGGTGCAGCTCTGGGACCTGGTTTGACTACCGATTCTGACATGGGTATGCCAGACATCGTTGAAGTGAGATTCAACGAAGGTAGAGATATGTCTGGAAATAGAATTAGAGAAAAAACACATGCACCCGATGTGGTGTGTAAGGATGTAAGGGGAAAGGAATATTATATTTCAATGAAAGAGTATAATCCAGGAAACCTATGTGGACAGGGATTAAGAACTTTTAGTGAAGAACATGCTCTTTTAAATAGATGGATGACTGTTGCTGCTGAGAAAGTAGCAGAGAAGTTAGAGCAAATTCAAGCACAGAGACTTAGTACTCTGGTTAGGAAAGTCAATCAAGCAAAAGCTGCGGGAAATAATGGTCAGGTACAATCTTTGATTAATGCTTATCAAAGAGATACTTTACCTCAGGTTTATGTTCCAATCCCACTTCAGATGAGAAAGGAAATATTTGCATCTGGAAGTCTTAATACTCAAAGAGTATCTCATTTTATTGTTGGACGTGGTAATGGTGCTGCTTTGTGTAATAATCCAACAACTCCAAGGAGTTCTAATGCTGTAATGTATACTGGTTCTCGTGCTGGTAAGGGAGAAGAGCAGCAAGTGGGAAATCATCTTCGTTTCAATGACTGTGACTTTAAGACAGTCGATGAACTAGCAAGAGGTGGAATGATTTATCTTATTATTAGAAAAAGGAGAGCAACCGATCAATTTAAAATTATTGACAAACGGGGGCAGGAAATCAAAGGACAGCAGGGATTCCTAAAGATGTTTACTCCAGGAGGAATGAGAGTTCAGGTTAGGAGTAAGGAGCAATTACCGAAGCAAATTAAGGATTATTTCTTCAGTGATAATCAAACACAAACTAAAAGGGTATCTCAACCAAGAACCAGTTTAGTTGTCCAGGTGCCTTTATCTGCTGCAATTGGAACTAGACGTGCACTTGGAGTTCAACGTGCTGGTACGATTCCAATAAAAGGAAGTCCTGCTGCTAGAGGACTAGATTGGATTGACACCAGTAAAATCTCATAAATAAAACATAAGGAGAATCCATATTAATGAAGAGTTTTGCCAATTTTTTCCAAGAAGCAGTTGAGACCCTTGCATCAACTGAAGCAAAGAATCGCGGTCTAACTGGAAATGGTCATGGTGATTGGTATGACCAGCAAGGAAACTTTGTAGCAAAAACAGTTAAGGGAAGACTGAAGTTTTTTGGTAAGGGTGATACCCTATCAAAAGACGGAATTCCTGGTGAAGAATTAAAGAGGTCTAAAGGAAATCAAAAAGCAAATCAAGTTCAGCAGCAACCAGAAGAAGAAGAGACTGGAGCAGGACTTGTTATTGTTCTCGGTAGATTTAATCCACCTTCAAAAAATCATGAGGCATTATTGAAGGCAGGATTTGCTAGAGCAAATCGTTCTAAGTCTGAATTCAGAATCTATCCAAGTAGAATAAGTGATTCTTTGGCAAATCCATTGAATCCTACTTCAAAAATTGAGTATATGCAGGAGTTGTATCCTAGATATGCTGATTACATTGTAGATAATGAGGATGCGAGAACTATATTTGATGTTCTTGCATCGGTGTATGAAGATGGATATAGAGATATTGGTATAGTTGTTGGTCAAGAAAGACTTGGTGAATTCCAGGGTCTTGTACATAAGATGGAGGGTCAGCAATATGAATTTGATAACCTTGAAGTTATTTCAGCTGGGATAAAAGATCCAGACAGTGAAATTGAAGATGCTGGTTCATCTTCTTTGATGAGAGCATCTGTTGCTATGAATGATTATAATAAATTTAGAGCAGGACTTCCTGCAGGAACTCCATCTGACACTGGAAGGAGACTATTTGGTGCTCTTAAGAAAACCATGAAAGTTTCTGAAGAAACTGAAGCATGGAGAATCGCACCAGAACTAGACGAAGAAGGACTGAGATGGAACTATAAAAACAATGGACTCTATGAGGTTGGTTCTCTTGTTGAAAATTTGAACACAGGATTGGTTGGTGAAATCATAAGGAAAGGCACTAATTATATTATCTGCGTCACTGAAGAAGGGGTGATGTTTAAAAGTTGGTTGAGAGATGTTCGTGAAGTTTATGAAATCGGTACAGATGAATATAGGAACTATGTGATGAGTATGACTCCAGGTGAAAAGGTTCATACCCTTGGTAATCCTGTTGTTCCCAACAGTTATCCTACTCCCAAGAAAAAATCTATAAATAATAAGAGGAAAAAGTAGTAGTAACTAAGATGACATCTTGGGATATGAGTGAGGAAGTCCTTTCGGAAAAAACTGAAGACCAGGAAGAAACTACAGGTTCCGAAATCGTAGACCGTAGAATTGCTTCACGCAAAGCTGCGAATAAAACAGGTGGTTCTGAAGCAAGAAGAACTGGTTCTTCCGATAATAGAAGCAATTATCAGAAGATGCAGCAGAAAGCCAGAGAGAAGAGAATGGCTCGTGCTAAGAGAACTGCTGCGGAAAAAATTGTTAAGGATTTAGCAAAAGAGGGAGAGAAGGAGAAGGCAGGAAAGAAACCAAAGTCTGATTATCAAAAGTATCTTGACGATCAACTTAAGTTTAAGAAAGAGAAGTATGCAAACCAGCAGAAGAGAACTGCTAAGAGTGTAAGGAAAGAGGGAGAAAAGCAGGCAAAGGAATACAGAAAGCAAGGAGCTGATGCACTTAGACAGGGATTGACTCCTAGTCAGAGAATCTCTTCACAGGATGGAAGTGTCACTGCAATGCAGAAGGGTTTTGAAAACCTCGGTGATGCTGCTCAGGGTGCACTGAAGGCAGGTATTGCTGGTACTAAATCTGTTCTTGCTAAAAGAAAAGCAGAGAAAAAAGCAAGAGAGATTGAAGCAAAACAGAATCAGAAGAAAGAAAAGCAAGGTGCAGGAAGACCACAGAAACCACAAACTCCTGCACAGTTAGCAAGAGTTAAGGGAGAACTTCCTGGAACAAAAGTAAAAGGACTTCTTCCCCCAGAAAGCAGACAGAAAGAAATGCGTAGGAGACTTCCTCCTTCCTCACAAGGTGGAACCAGAGTTGGACAACCTGCTGCAGGTAGCAGACCAATGCTTCCAGGTAGCATGAAGAGAAAGATGCTCCCTGGTGCGGGTGAAAGTGGTCCTACTAGAACTGCAAAAGGAACAATAGGAACATCGAGAGTTGGAAAACCAGCAGCAGAAAGACCTGCACTGAAACCTGCTATCGATAAGAGAAGAATGCTACCACCTTCTAGCAGGTCTGATAGACCTGCAACACCAGCAGCAGGTAGAAGTAGTCTTGGACAGCAAGCAAGAGCAAATGCTGCACTAAGAGCAAGACTCACTAAGGAAAGAGGTGGTAAAACCGATTTCAAGAAAGCAAAGAAAAAGGTACTTGGTTTGGAGAGTTATTCTTGGAGAGATACATTTTCTGAAGAGTTCTTGTTTGAAGTTGACAAGAAAACGAAGAAAAAAGAAGATAAAGTCATTGATATCATGAGAGGTAAGAATAAACTTACCATCCATCCAATGCAGGAAAATCATCAGAAGATTTCTTCTGGCATGAAAAAGGATCGTGAAGGTTACATGGCAAATAGACAACTTGATTCTATGGAGAGAGCAATTGCAGCACTCCGTAAAAAGTTGACTAAAGAGGATGACCAATTACCTGCTTGGGTCCAGTCTAAAATTACCAAAGCAGCAGATTACATTGACACTGCATCTGATTACATGCAGGGAAGCACAATGAAAGAAGACATGGAGGAAATCCTTGCAAAAAAGTTCTTAGTTGAGATTGACAAGTCAAAGATGAAATGTAACAAACCCAAAGCACAAGCAGTGGGAGATTCTTTGACTGGAAAGTCTCACGTTGTAAAAGCATGTGCTAATGGTAAAGAGAAGATTATTCGTTTTGGGCAGAGGGGAGTAAAGGGTTCACCGAAGAAAAAAGGTGAGTCTAAAGCATATGCTTCTCGTCGTTCTAGATTCAAGTCCAGACATGCTAAAAATATTGCCAAAGGTAAGATGAGTGCAGCTTATTGGGCTAATAGGGTCAAGTGGTGATATAATCTAAATTATAAGAGTTAGTTGTTATGATAGAAAAATTTAGTGATTTGATTTATGTTAGAGATAATGCTCTAACAAAAGAATTTTGCGAGAATACAATTAATCTATTTGAGAAAATCAAGTACGATGGGGATTCTCATGGGAACCATGGGGGATGGGGTGTCGTTGGTGTTAAGAGTGGTTTCGTTCCTGAGATTAAAAAATCTTGGGATTACTTGATTGACGCTAAAGTTCTTCCAGAAGAAGATGATGTATTCTTTAAAAGTTTGGGTGAACATCTTAAACAATATATGGAGAACCTCAAGGACCAAATGCAGGGTTTGAAAAAAGAGTATGCTGGTCTAGTAGATAGTGGATATCAATTACAAAAAACATCTCCAGGTGATGGATATATTTGGCATAATGATTTTGGTAATGGTGGTATGGGACTGGATTATGGAGTTAGAATACTCACTTACATCTGGTACTTGAATGATGTTGAAGAGGACGGATATACTGAATTTATGGATGGTACTAAAGTTCAACCAAAAGCAGGGAGGATATTAATATTCCCATGCACTTGGGAATTTATGCATCGAGGATACCCACCAAAAAGTGAAGATAAGTATATATGCACAGGGTGGTTACATTGCACCACTTGATGATAAATAGTTGAGCACAATTTTGAGTAACATACCATGCTTGCATTTTTACTCCCCCTCGCATCGAAAATTATTGCTGATGCAGTAGCAAAGATTCCTGATAACGAAGAACTTGGTGAGAAACTAATTGAGATTTGTCTAGTCATTCTGAAGAAGGCAGTAACTCTAACCAAGACAGATATGGACGATAAACTACTTGCAGTAGTTGAGCAGTCTATCAACGCAAGAGAAGCAAGAGTTTGATACAAATAGGAACAAGAAAATGCCCGTAATTCTATGCGGGCATTTTTATAAATAAAAAAAGAAACTGATTTTTACGGAAAGGTAAACATGGCACTCTGGGGTAATAAGGACACCGTATATTCCACAGGCACTGTTTCTGCTATCACCGATGCAGGAGTGGTTACTGGGGCTGGTACTACATTTGTTGATTCAGGACTCGTCGCAGTTGGACAAGTCATCACTTTGGGATCATATGGAAGTGGTGTTATCAAGTCTATCGGCAGCAATACAGAACTAACTCTTGCTGGAGTTTCTGGTCTGAGTGGAGTATCAACTTCTGGTATTTCCCAAGCATACAATATTAGTGAGCAACCTAAGTATCTCGTAGAAGATTCTAATTACGAAGCTGGTGAGGTATTTGGTGTTGATGAGACTGAGATTGCAGTTGCAAGAGCAGCAACTGATGATGCACGTAAGTACAAGCCTGCTCATGCTGGTTGGGTTGGTGTCACAACTTACCTTGATAACCATGGTAATCTAAGAGTTAAGCAGGAAGTATTTGTTGCTGGCAGCACAATCTCTGCTGATGCTGATGACGATGCTACATACGCAGATAGCTGATTTTCTGTGATATATACATGATATAGTGGATTAATTTTAGATGAGATTTGATGAATTGAACGAAAATAATTTTCTCCTCTTTGCCGTTAAAAATTATGAAAATCCTCATGCAGTCACTAAAGATGATTTCTATGAGGATTTGAAACGTTTTAGATGGATTAAAAGGTTATTGAGGAGATATA